ATACAGCTGTGCCAAGAGCAATGTAGATAATGTCAGCTAGAGCATCAGCCACTTTTATAAGATCGTGTTTATTTTCAGCTTCAATATATTCATTAAATTCTTCATCCATTAAACTGCATCTAAGATTTCTCTCAGTAAAATCTTGCGCCAATTCTGGCTTATCTCCAATACGCTGACCAAATGCGCGGTGAAAGTCCTTTACATCTTCAAACCAATTACTCATCCATAATACTCCTAAACATTTTATTTCTTCCATCAACGCCAAGTTGCAAATCAAATATTTGCTTTACAGTTGATAGCATTGCACAAGCCAACATCATAACTTCACCTGGATCATCAGTCATCATAATCTGCTGATCAATGGGTATCATAAGCTCTTTCATTCTTTGTTTAATTTTAATATCGTCCATTTTAAATCCATTCTGGTGGTTTACGTTTTTTCCAATTGTGTAAATTTGCTTTACCGATTTTGTAATAATTACGGTAATTGATTATTGGATCATTTGATATAATATATTCATCTGTCATACAGGAAGGCATAGTTGTCCAATCGAATTTTTCTAAATTCTTCGGAGGTGATTGAAGCATGTATGAAATTTCACCATAGCACTTATGCTGCTTCTCATAACGATAAGTGTATTCGTTCATGAGAGCAAAGAAGTGATCTACCAGCCAGTTATAATTCTCTATTGATTCGCGACACCAAACGGCAGATGGATGATTGATATGCGTCGCAGAATATAAAACATCTTCGCGACCATCATCGAGAATCCACCGTTTAGCTTTTCTGCCAGTTTTTGATTGGCCTTCGATTTGTCTGCCATCTAAAACGCGATGGGCGGTAGAAAGTAGTTGAGCTGATTCGAGAATCATTTTAACTACGTGTTTATCAACCATCCACTCGGCAGCTTGCATAGGGTCATGATCAATATAGAAGATATTCATTTTTTCCAATTCTTCAATGCTTGTTCGCGATGAAACCGATTTGCTTTATTATAAAATACAATTCCGTCAAGATGATCTAGTTCATGTTGAAAGATACGAGCAGATAATCCTGTAAACTGTTTTGTCAATGTATCTCCGTTCGGTGTATTAAATCGAACACGAATATGTTGAGGTCGCTTTATCTTAACTAATAATTTGGGAAAAGTCAAGCATCCTTCTTCAAGAACAATCTCATCAGTTCCTGGCATAATAATCTTAGGATTAAAACAAACAAAATTTTCAGGGGCTGCTCTCATAGCAAAGATACGATATGGAACACCAACCTGATTCGCTGCTAAACCAACTCCATTTTTACTATACATAAACTTAATAAGTTCTTGAGAAAATTCAACAGGGTCAAATGGAGGATTAAGAAAATCAAAAGTTTCGCAAACTTTAGTTAAGATTGGATCGTTGGCTGGTACTAATTCCATATTATTGTTCCATAATTAAATCGAAGTTAATGATACAACGATAGTTAATCGTTGGTTGACTGCTACAGTGATACCTAGATCCATCAAACATAACTATACGACCACGCTTTGGTTCAACTCTTTTATGTTCAATGAGTTGAACATTATTCGAGCCGCCTGGAGTATCGTTAATAGTTTGCTCGTAAATAATGGTATCACCGTCTGAATTATTTACATAATAAACACAAGCTACATGTGGAATTTCTTTTGGAAGATCCACATGAATGCCATTGTGTTCTTTCATATATTTTGCTGCTAATGGCAGCTGAAGGAAAGAACGGTTATAATAGTTCTCTTTAATTTTATAATTGCCACTAGAAATAGAATCTAAAATATGAGGGCTGATTTCCTCATACAAAGGAGAAAGTAATCCATTTGGATATTTTAAAACATGAGCAAAACCATGCGATGGATATGTATTTTGCACACCACTAACATCCATAAGGAATTTCCAGTCAGCAGTCATTAACATATCGTGGATATGTTTTTGTTTTACAGTATCCACGATATCGTCAATTACAACAGTTTCAAACATTAAGCTATCCTTGAAAAATTCTTATGCTTTTCAAACTTAATCACTCGTTCGAATTTATCGAAAAGTTGATCAGTCTTATGACTTATTATAAACGTATTTGTGTCAAAAGTCAAGCTATTTAATATCTTTAAAAATTCTTCTGTACCATTCGAATCCAATGAGCTATCGAATACCTCATCCATGATAAGAAGGTTGGTGTTGATAGAGTTACGAAGTTTCGAAACCGCTCTCCATGTAAACAGGATAGCAAGATCGATACGCATTTTTTCGCCTTCAGAGAAACTCTCGTAACTAAACACATCCCTATAACGAGACTTAATAGTTTCGTTGAAGTTTTCATCTAGTTCAAACTGACACATAAACTCCATGGCGGAAAGATATTTGTTAATCAGTTTATTGATAACAGGGATATACTGTTTAATGATCTTAGATTTAATACCGCCATCTTTTAGTAAAACACCAGCTGCATTAAGAAGCTGCCTTTCTTCAGAAAGCTCACTATGTGTTTTCTCGATATCAGAGAATTCTTTTTCAAGATCTCCAATCTTTGTATTATCCTGTTCTTCTACAGTTTTTTGAATTGAATTAATTTCATTGTTAAGTTGTTTAACATAGGTATTCAATGAATTAATTTTAGTATCAATAACGTGATAGTTTATTACTTTTTGACGAACCTGATTATTAATAAGATTCATATTTTTTATTTCAGAGTTTACTTTGTCATATTCAGCTGATAGTTTATCAAGGCCATCTTGAATTTCAGTAATGTTAGTGTTTCTTGTATCAATAGCTTCACATTTAAAATCATGATCAATTTCCTGTTTACAAGTAGGGCAGTTGTCATGACTATTAAAGAAAGCGACTTCTTTATTTACGATAGCAAGATTAGCTTCAATTTTATGCTTCAAAGATTGAAGCTTAGACATTTTATTTTCAAGCGTTTCAAGATTAGTAGTTTGGCTTGCTAATTCTTTAGCTTCCTCATTAATGTTATTTTGTTGAGCCGTTAAAATTTCTAACTGTGATTTAGTTTCTTCAATGCGCTCTTTCTTTTCTGCAATAATAGCATCATTATTATTTTGCATCTCTTGCATATGTTCACGAATAAGTTTAATCTTTTCTTCTGCAATTTTCTTATTATTAGAACAAGTGTTAAGTGAATCACTATTGATAAGAACTTTATCTTTCAAAAGAGAATTCATCGTTGTAAAGATTTGAAGATCAAGAAGGTCTTCAATAATCTCGCGACGTTGCGCTGTGTTCAACTGCATGAAAGATTGGAAGGTAGCTGACCCAAGAACTACAACCTGACAGAAAGATTTATGATTAACTTTCATAATCTGCTTCTCAAGAATTTCTTGATAGTCTTTCATTTCTGCAGATTGATTGAGGATAATATCATTTTGATACACCTCAAATATATTCGGCTTTGTTCCACGAATGATCTTATAGTTATTTGTACCAATAGAAAACTCAACTTCAACCACAAGGTTCTTTTGAGTTATGGTATTGATCAGCTGCGCCTTATTAATCTTACGGAATGCTTTACCGAAGATTACAAAAGACAAAGCGTCAAGGATGGTTGATTTGCCAGCACCGTTCTCACCAACAATCAATGAAGTGTTATGAGTGTTCAAATCAATCTCAGTAAAAAGATTTCCCGTAGATAATAAATTTTTATATCTAATTTTTTTAAAAAGTATCAAAGCTTTTCACCTATTAATTCAACTTCTGCATCAGTTTCGATCCATAGTTTTGCGCCACATGTTCTAGGTTTATTTGGACGATAGACCATACGCGATGGTCCTTTTATATCAACTTCCATGCAATATTTAACGACACCATTTTCTTCAACACGCACAACAGGCTCTTCTCTATTATGTTTAGCATTTTGTTGAATGATGTTTCTGTTAATATGTATGATTTTCATTCAACTGCCAATGCCTCATTATAAAGATCAATGATTTTCTTTTCTAGTTTTTCTTTGTTTACAGTTTTAGTATCAATACCTTCAATATATTTTTTAAAGATATTAATAGTTGACTCAGCTTCATTTACAATATCGTTATCATCTTCAAGGTTTAAGTTTAAATGATCTTCAACGATTTGCAAATCAAGAAGATTTTCAGATTCTAGGTTTTCAATAAACTTATCAAACCAATAAAGATTAGTTTTGTTCTGAACGATAACCTTTACTATCTTGCCTTTATACTTACTATAATCAACATCTGCATTTAGAAAATCAGAATCAGTATCGTTGTACCAAATCTTTTCAAACATGGTATATGGATTTCTAATAAATTTTAATTCTCTAGTTTCTGTGTCGAAGATATGGAAACCTTTTGGGTCATTCCAATCAGACCAAGTAAACTCCGCATGACTTCCAAGATACCATATATGACCATCAGTTGAACGATGATGAAAATGACCACTGCATACAATATCAAACCGATTAAATAAAGAAGGATCATCGCCATGTGAAACAACAGAACCTTTAAACATTTCATAACCTTGAAGCTCCAAATGCCCCATAGCGATTTGCGCATCTGTTTCCTTTATAAATTTTAAAGACTGTTCTCTATTTTCATCACAGATCCATGGCAGCAACAACATCTTTGTTCCATTATATGAAATTTCAGTTGGATCTGTATATACACTAATGTTGTTATAATTACCAGTAACCAATTCCGTTAAAGCATTAACCTTGTTTGTATTTTTATAAAACACATCATGGTTGCCTGCAATAATATCCATGTGAATATTATTTTGCTTTAATGGTTCTAGGAAATCTTCCCTGAGTCTTTTTGCAGTGAGAAAATTAACGTATTTGCGGCGATCAACCAAGTCCCCCAAATGCAGGACATTGCCGATCCCATCACGAAGTAAAGTAGGAAAGAATATATCATCGAGGAATCGTTTGGAGTTGTCTTGGAATGCGATTGAGTCATTTCTAATCCCCCAGTGGGTGTCTGTTATTAAAGCAATTTTCACTTAAACGCTCGCGTATTTTTTACAGGCTTGTTATTTTTATTAATAGCATTTTCGCAGTAATCGCGAATTGCTTCTAAACGAAGCAAATAATTATTTCGTTCGCTCTCTCGAATTCCTTGAGCATTTAATTTTTCAACAATATCAATAACATTAATTGGTATCAGATGCAAGTTCTTCATTTTTAACTTCCTCGTCCAGTACAGAGAATTTTTCAACTCCACTTAGTTTACTATTTTTTTTGATTTTAGTCAACTTATTTTCATAGCTGCTTACCACATCAGATGAATATTCGTTTGATTTAAGATGCATATTCTCAGAGTCAGACCATAACTCATTCATAAGGAAACTGTTTTCGAAATTCTTATGTTTGATATATGTTTGTTTTTTCTCTTTATGGATTCTTCTAATAAAAGCATTCCATGCTATCTGAGTAAAATAGGCGAATGGGTTGTTTGTTTTATCTGGATTGAAATTATCCACGGCGGCGATACAGTCAATGATTCCATCACTGATCATATCTTGTTTATAAGTGTATCCAGAAAAGTTTGGTTTCTTAGCTAAATTGTTACAAATCAAAAGAATAGATTGACCGATATAGTTACTGACTTGAGGCTTTGCTTTCTCGTTATCTAGAGCTTCTTTTAATTTAGCTCTGTGTTCAATCATTGAATTGTAGAGCGTTTTATTGTTAATATAGTTTTTTACACGTCCAGTGCGGTTAGCCATAAATTACCCCTTGACTTTTTGGGCAAATGCCGTATAATCACATTGTGCCATTATGAATTAGATTGTTATCGATATCTTATAGATCTTGTATGGAAACTTCTCTTCGTTGTATATTTTAATACGTTCCATAAAGTGGAGCAGAGTGAAGTTCTTTCTTTTATTATGAGACATATCATCTGATATATCATATAGAGTTGATTCCGTCTTTGTTTCCGACCTACGTAAACCACGCCCGATCGACTGAAGATTTCTTATTCTGGATTTCGAAGGAGAAGAAAAAATAACATTATGGAGATTTTTAATATTTACACCAGTGGAGAATGTTCCATAAGAAGCAACGATAATTGCATTGTTTTGTTGTTCAACAATTTTACGAATCTCTTCTCTTTCTTCACCATCGACAGATCCAGAAACATAATACACTGGACGATCTGTTTCTCTTTTTAGAGCTTCATATAATCCTTTACCATGTTTATCTACATATTGAAACAATAATAAAGTATTACCTTCAAGGGATAATGCAAGATTACGAATAAACCTATTTCTAGGTTCTAAACGAACAAGATAATCCATTTCAGTTTGATAATCCATTTTAGAAACGGCTTTGCGGATTTCTTCTGGATAAGAAAGAACGATTGCTTTAATTTTAAAATCAGCAACATGTTTCTGTTCGATCAATTCAGCTGTCGTAATAACTTTACGAACTGGACCAAACAAACCTTCTAACACCAGTTTATTAGTTTGCGCTCCATCAAGTGTACCTGTGAAACCAAAACGATATGGAGTCGTTTCCATCTTAGACATTATTGATGTTAAAGATTTAGCTTTGAATAAATGAGCTTCGTCGCCAATGATTAAATCAAACTGCGAGAAATAATCTTTAGGAAGTTTGTATATCGACTGCCAAGTCGAAATAGTAATCGGCCGATTAGAATGTTTCTCTTGGCCAGAATAAATTCTATGACAGAAAATGTCAGATTGAAATCCATAATCTGCAAAATCAGAATATAGTTGACTAACCAAAGAAGTGGTTGGTACAATGATAAGTGTTTTAACACTATAATATCTCATAAGGAGATAAATGATAAAAGATTTACCAGAAGCAGTTGGTGATAATAATACAGCTCTACGATTACGAACTGCATATACAAAAGCTTCGAGCTGATAATCTCTAGGTATATATTTTTCTGGAAGATTTAATTTACTAATAAATTGGTTGGCTTCTGTTACTGAAAATTCAGTGGAAGCAAATTCGCTGATATAGTCAACGACATAATTTCTTGATCTACAAAATTCTTCAACATAACCATTAAGGCCAGCGTAAAGGTATCCAGTCATTAACTGAAATAATCTAACCTTGCCATCCCAAAATTTATTTTTATATGCAGGCATAAACTTAGCGCCTGGAACATCAAATGTGAAATAATCATTGAGTTCATATGCGATAGATGGATCGCAATGAATTTTATTATAGACTTCGTTAATCTTCTCAATGCTTACTGTATCCATTATGCTCCCATAGTAAACTTCTGGTGATCAAGAGCCACCTTGATGTTATACCCTCTATTGGTCAATGATTTAATTATAGATTCTAATAGTTCTATTTTCTCTTGTTGAATACCAATCTTAAGAGAAAGTTTAATAATATCTTTATCTGCTTCCATGTACATAGGAATGTCAGCTTTAAGGATTAATCCTTTGGCTGGTAAAGTCCAACCTTTTTCTTTTGTTTCTTCGTTTGGACCTTGAGTGTAAAATTCCCACTTATCAAGTTTAAGTTGCTTCATCTCTGCGTCATATGAACGAAGCAAAAGGCGTTCGTTAATAAACATTTGATAATATCTATGATGTAACTTAGGAATTTTAAGAGCTTCATCTCCGAGCTCTGTTTTATCAATTTCAGAATCTTCTTTCCATTGATTAAAAATATCTTCGATTTTCATTATAAAACTCTTTTGAAACTGTTTCAATTATCATATAGTATACTACATAATAAAGAAAAAGTCAACCAGTATTTCCAACAATAGAAACATTAATACTGTTTATTTGTTCTACAGTAAAATACGTATATTTAAAAGTAGCACTACATTCGATATAATTAACATTCGGATCAGTTGTATTAAAAGTAATTGCTCCGAGATTTACAGGAAATGCATCTATATATGAAATAACATAATTTGGTTGATGTGAACTCGTTAAAGCTGTAACTGAAATGTCAGAATATATACCGTTACCGCTAGTAGGAGATTGTTTTTCAATATCATAATATTGATTAAAATTTTGATCAAATCCTAAATGAGTCATCCAATTAAAAAGTTCTAGATAATTTTGTAAATCTTCATCTACTTTAAAAGTAATTTCTAAAGTTCCAAAATTAATATGATCGCCTGGAGCTGGCGTTTTTACGAATGGTGTAGGTGTTTCCGATGCTTGCAGAGCCATAGATGGTATATTAACTTTTTGAATAAAGAAGTTAGTATACGGTGTTTTCTTAATTTGAAATTGAAAATTAAGTGGAGATAAAAAGTTTTTATTTGATGGGGTGTTTTCTGCAGCTGACATATATTCCTCCAATATCACCTACTATTTATATGTGAAAAAATGAGAGCCGAAGCTCTCCTCTTAAAGTTTGCGGCTTGAAACCGTCTTAAAATATCTTGCCTTCATTGAGCAAGTTCATTGATATTTAGTTTTTCTTTTCTTTTAATCCAAGCTTCTTTTAATTTTATTTTTTGATTAGTGGCCCATACTGGATCAGCCCATCTGTTTTTAAGTTGTCCTGAACAAAGTTTATCTTGCTCTTCACGTGTCATCGATATTTTTGGCTCTGCTCTTTTTCTAGAACCATTTGACCATTGCTACCTCCAAAAGAAAAAGTCAGGGGTTTCAAACCCCTGACTTTATTTAGTGTATAGATATGAGAAAACGAGTCCTCACATAAGATTATTGACGATAACGCGACGATAGTATACGTTAGTGTTAATAGCAAGAGCGCCTGAACCCTTAGTTAGACCCTGAGCGAATGGATTCGCTACAACGCCATAACGAGTCTTGAAACCAATCTTAGGCTGGAAGGTTGACTGATCAACCGCACGAACCATCTGTAGAGGAACGTATGGGCAATAGAATAGACCAGCGTCGAAAGCTGACGAACCTTTATAGCCAACAGTGATATAGTTACCACCGATTGCGTATGGGTCGATATAAACTTTAAGACGACCGTTAAGAACACCAGCGAAAGTATTGCCAGTATCGTCAACTTCAAGCTTGTTTGAGTTAAGAGCAGGAGCGTAGTCAAGAACACCAGCCATCTGAAGTGCGGAAGCAACGTCCGAAGAACAGATAACGATGTTACCCTTACCACGACGAGTCTGCTTG